AGTGACATTTATACCCAGTGGCGAGTCAATGTAAGTTGAGCCGCGAATAACTGCAACACGCGAAGCAGTTGCGCTACTATTTACAGTGTTGCTGTAAACCTCAATATAATCAAAATCTGCAACCGTCGGGTTTATCCAAGTTAATGCGATTTGCTTGTAATCACCAGATGCATTAACAACGCTTGGTGGGTTTGGCGCTGTTTGGTCGCCGTATGTAATTGCGCTAGCAGATACAAACCCACTTTTTGAACCAATGGCAGTTACCGCCCTCACTCGAACTGAATATGTAGCCCCAGCAACAGCGCTGTTGATAACATAGTACGGCTCAGACACAAAAACAGAGTTATAGTTTGTTTCCGCCGCCGCTGTTGCGTCTGCAATAGAGCCATAATCAGCACTGCTATCTGGTGAGCCAGTAATTAGGCCGTAATCAGCGGAGGCTGTGCCCGCATCATCAATTAAACCCCAATCGAAGTTAGATGCCCCACGGATGTATTGAACTTCATATTGGCTGACAAAAACGTTACTCGAAGCACCCCAAGTCACTAAAACGCCCGCCTGTGTTGTTCCGTCAGCAGCCACAACGCTTGTTGGCCCAAGGGTTAAACTTTCTGGTGGCGATACCGCAAACGCATCTGGCAGGGTAGATTGAGCGCTTACCGGCTGCTGTTTGTCGTTTACCCAAGGGTAAACTGCTGCGATATGCTCACTCAAAGAAGCCGTAACTGTCCCGTTGTAATTTAGTGATAAACGAGTTACGCGAAACTCTTTTTCATCCCACCCTGGGGTTGGATGCGTAACCGTAACAATATCACCAACAACGCAAACAAGCGCTTCAGATGTTGCTTCAAGCTCTACAGTCATGCCTGCAAGCCTTGCTGCTAGACACGCGGTTTTTGCAATGTTGCGCGCTTGGTAGTAGTTTGTAACTGTTGTAAGGTTTAGCTCTGTAGACAACTCTATGTTGTTGTCAGCGGATAGGTAAGCCGTGTATTCTGTTGAGTCAACTTCCGGCCAAATTACAGCGTCAGATTGCCAATTCGCTTCAGGGTTAACAAACTTTGCAGTTACTCGATTGTATTTTGATGACTTGCTAGAGCCACTCAAGGCAATTCCGCCGATTATGTTGTCTATCGTAAAGTCAAAAGTGCTGGCCTTGTCTTTTTCAATAAACAAGCGATACTGGCCGTTTTGGTAAGGCATGATGCCTTGCATACCAGACAGTAAAACCTTTACGTTATCGAATATGTTTTTGTTTGTAAGTATTACCGCATTGCAAGAAAACGCTTTTACATCGTCACCACCATCGTATGATTCAACGTTAACGTCGCAATCAGTTGCAGCAGCACCAAAAGATACATCATCAATAACGGTTTCTAGCAAACCTTTCCCGTACCTCGTGTTCGTAAGGTAATCTCGCAGGCACAAAGCAGGGTTGCTTGAATAACTCGTCGATGTTGTGCGCGGGTCATAAACTTTACGGCCTTGCACGTCAGCCGTGATTGTTGGGATGCCACTAAACACGTCTGCGTTGTAAGTTAGGCGTATGCCAAGGTATGCTATGCCACTTAGCTTGTCAGTGCTTTCCCAGCTTGGTGCGGCAAGTAAAACGCTGCTGGCTGTTTGTGAATCTGCACCTGTTTTTTTGTCAATTAAGACGTGTCCAAAGTGTTTGCTCCCACTTGTTAACAGCTCGTCATTTATGTAGACGTCGCCAATCGCCTGCACTTCGCCTTCTGCTAAAACTAAACAGATGTACAAAGAGTAGTTGCTAGGGCCGCTTGTTTCAACAAATACGATAGTACCGCCTACCCTGCGCTCACCGTAAATAACAGGTATTTGTTCAATGTTTGACTGTTTATTTACCAGTGCACCTCGGGCCTCTTGCTCTAAGTCTGGCTGGTCTGGTTGCGGTATAAGCCAAGAAATAACGTCACCAATGACGTTAGATACAATGTTAATCGCTTTCTTGACAACTCTGCGGATTGACCTAACGACACGGCTCATTAGGTCACCTCTTTAGTCATAACAGTAGCCATAGTCTTGTATCCAAACTTGCGTGCAAAGGTTTTAGGGTTTCGTTGTGTGGCAAACACAATATGAGTGCAATTGTTAGCCTTGGCAAGCCTATTAAATTCAGCGTCCCACCATAGCCCATCACCGTAGCACTGAATGATTGTAAACTGCTGGCCGTCTATTTGGTAGCTTGCAAAGCCGTGCTCGTTTTCAATGTAGTTGCCAGGCTCTATAGTGTCGTCGCCAGAGCGCAGCAAATAATCAACGTGGCTGGAGTTTACGCTTTGCCCCATTTTATATCTTTGATGCTGTTGGCAGCGTACCTAAACCCCGTATCGGCTGGGAAAAAGTATTGCTGCGAGTTTGTGTTGGTCAACCTTCCAGCTTTACGCTCAAAGTCTGCCCAATGCGAGGCGCAGTTAAGCGTAATCACGGATGAATCTTCAGAGTCTTGGATTGAATAGCCTGTTATTTGCCCGTCAAAGGTAATAATAGCATCGCCAATAACCTCGCCAGCCGTGTCTAATACAGCCTTCCAAAGCCTAACGCGACGGTTGATGTACTCTTGATTCAAGAATATGGATACATAGCTTTGCTCTACGCCTGAGAGCCTGATTTGCACACTGCCCACCCGCAGGTCTTGCGTCTCTTGTGGTTGGCCAATGCTTAACAAATGGCCGACCGGCAAAAATGTATTGCCGCCACTAACTACCGCATGGAAATTATCGGTTATGCGCTGTGTTGTTGCAAAATCAATTTGCACCAGGTGGCACAGCCGTATTGCGTCAGACTGTAGCGCAGTGATGGTTGAAGCATTTATTGAACGTGTCACAGCACTTCTTCCATGTCCACCTCGTAGGTGTAATACTCAAATTGGCTTAAAGAATAAGACTGCACATCGTTGGTCATTCGCATGGTAAACGATACGTTGTTGTATGTCATGGTTTCATTATCGGAAACGGCACTTACAAGGGCTGGCTCAATACTAATATCGCCAGCCCCGTTGCGGTCAGCCGTAAGCATATAAACCTTGCCGTGCCCAAACTTAACAAAGTCGCCAGCCTTTATGTCACCCGTAAAACCGTCTACAGGCACGCTAGTAGCGCCTGCACTGGTTGCCCCATTGACTAATGACGTACCAGTCGCAGAGCCGCTTGTAGAGCCTATTACAGGTGGCACAATGCCAAACGTGCCCAACATACCCTGCTGAGACGTTACAAACGCAAACACCGGCTGGAATTCAGCACGTGTCATTGGGTTGTATTTGGCGCTAAAAGCCCACTTTTGCCCGCCAATAGTGCGAACCTGCACGCGACCGCTAACAGTGGTGCTTTTTACGTTGTTGTGCGTGCTTTTTAAGTTGATGGCCTGAAATTCAGGCGTTGTTGGGTATGTGCCAGCCATTATGCAATTGCCCTTCGGCCTTGGTCGAATAAGGCGGTATTTATCATGTTGACGATTTGACCACGCCGTGAATCCAGCAAGTCGTCAAACCCTTGCGCGTCTACAGTGCTAATTTGGAATGTGATATTAGCCTGCTTTACGCCGCCAGAATCTCCGCTGCTGCTGTTGCGTATCTTTTCATTTGTCGTAATCCGGCCACTGCCACCCATTGTTAATACCTCTGGGCCCCGCTCGCCAACCACGTAAGACTCGCCACCACGCACCTGACCGCCAAGAGCGCGTCCTGTGAGCGATTTGGCAGCGTAGCTAACACCAGCACCCAGAATAAGCGCAGCAGCACCAGCGCCCAACGCAGGGCCGATAATAGGAATACCCGCTAAGGCCTTGTAAGCACCCATAGCAGCCGCATAGCTGTCGGAGACAATCTTAGCCGCGTTCTGTCGTTTCTCAGCGCTAGCAAGGTTTACGGCCAACCTGTAGGCGGTCTTTTGCTTTTCGCTTTTGCCTTGCAGTAAGATATCTTCAAAGGCCAGTAACTGGCTAGTAGTCTGTGCAGAGCGTGCCTTATCTTCTTCGGCTGACTTGTCTTTAATAGCCCGTAATTTGTCCTGGCGCTCCAATTCCAGAGCTGCCATCGCTTCGTTTACTTGTTGGCCAGTTAGCAGTGTGCTGTCGAGAATGATTTGTGAGCGCCTTTCGTATGACATACGAATCTGCTCCTCCTCGGACATTAGGCTTTCGGCAATCTGTACGGCACGCTGGTCGGTAGCTGCTTGCTCGGCTTCTGCTTTGCGAGCTTCACCGTCAGTAATCTGCTTTATTTTCTCATCAAGCCTGCTCTGGTCTTGTGTTTTTCTTTGGGCGTTCTGTTCTTCTATCTTCTTTTGCTTTTCGGCCTCGACTGTGGCTTTCTTAATTGCCTCTTGCTCGGCTGTGTGTTGAGCAATGCGTTGTGCCGACAACAATATTGATTGCATCTGCGTTGCGTTAGCCCCCATTTGAACAGCTTTGTACTTGGCTAGTTCAATAGTGTTTAGGCTAATCGTTGCCGCCTGCTCTTGCATACGTTCAACGTACCGCTTGATATCTTCAATTTGCCGTTTTGTCTCTGTGGTTTCCTCTTTTTTGTTGCCGGTAAGCAAGTCGACCTTCTCGCCAGTAACAGTTATTTTCTTCTCGTAATCCTCAACTGCCTTTGCCAAGTCTTGAGTTATTTTAGTTTGTTCTTTTATGCGGTCTGCGTTATCACCAAAAAGGCGGCCTAATGCAGCAAGTTCATTCCTTGAGGAAATGTACTTAAGTTTGAGTTCGTCCAGCGTCTCAATATGGTCTTCCATCTCCTTAGTCAGTTCACGAATGTAAACTGCTCGCGCTGCTTCACCAAGAGCTTCAAAGTTCTCTGTTAGCCCATCAATTTCGGCTTTGAGGTCTTTTGCTGATTGCGAGCCATTGCTAAATGAAGCCACAAGCATAGTGCCGACAGCAGCACCAACTGCGATAACCGCACCCAATATAGCACCACCTGGGCCAAATGCACCAGCGATTTGCGAACCCTGCTGACCAAACACAATCATGGCGTTTGTGCCCGACTGCAATTGAACCGCAATATCTTGTACTTGAAAGCCTAGCTGACCAGCAACGCCACGCATCCTGCGAGTTGAATCGGTTGCTTTTTGGGTGTGATTTGTAAAGTCTTTTTGACTCTGTGAGCCTGTTATCATTGATGCCTTCAACGCATCATGAGCCGACTTTACTTCCCTAAGTTCTTTTTCTAATAGGTTGAAGCGGGATTGTGATTCGCGGGCTTCTTTATTTAAACCCTCGATTTGCTTTTTGGTATCCTTTGCAGAAACCGATAGCTCTCTATTTTCTTTTGCGAGCCTCTCTATTGCGCTCGCGGTCTCTTTACCGGACTGAGTAACGCCATCCAGCGCTTTTTCTGCTCGCTCTAAGTCTGCTGTATTCGCTTTAAACGTAAGGGTTGCTACTTCGGTGGCCATATTGGTTCTGCGTTCCTGTATTTAGCCAAGCCCATCACGGCCTCGACTTCCCAAGCATCTAAGCGGTTGCCCGTTAGTTCCATGTATCGGTGCATCTCATTGTAAGTGTAATCATTCAGGCTGGTGTACACATTCCAACAGTCGTTATGCTCAGACCTTAACTTGGGCGCGTTGGATAACTCGGCTGGCGTAGACCCTCGGCTTTTGGCTACCTGTTGCAGGGCTTCGTATCGGCTAATCTTTGAACCTTCGGCGCGGTCGTTTATCCAAAAACACCACCGCCCGTAGCTTACAAACTCATCAATTAGCCGGTCGTAAAATTTGCCCTGCGCGTCAGGAAGTCGATTAACTGGCTAACGATTGCCGGTGAATCTGCGTACAGCTTGAGCGCGTTCTTTTTGCTGCACGGGTACGGCTCGCCGTTATCGACGATGCCACTCCAGTCCATCGTAACAGCCACCAGTGCGTCGACGTCCATCTTGTCGTAGTCAAGGTCAATATCTTTGCCACCGCTTTTGGCCGCAATAATTTGGCTTGTCTGGTTCTTTTTAGCGTTGCGCCACTCTTTTGAGTCAGAGCCTTTGATTTTAATAAATACATCAGTAGGCGAGCCGTCCACGGGCGAGAGGATATTACACTCTGCG